GCAATAAATATACTAAGTCAGCCAAGGTGAGAACAGCAACGTATTGCTCAACGGATTTCTCACCCTGACCATTTAGACGTAGAACACCCACGCCCATCCCTTTGTTTGCCTTGCGATCATGAAGTTGACGCATAAGCCCAGACAAATCTAGGTTTGTCCTAGCCTTGATTTCAATGTCCAGGCCATCAATTCCTGTGATGTCTGAACCATCTCTACCAGCTCCAACAGGTAGTGCATGCTTCCAGCCTTGCGCTTGCAGATATTCTGCTATAATGCGCTGCGTTGCATAGCCTCTATGCTTGCGACTTTGATTACTCACTTAGTTTGTCCTCGCTTGACATGTGTGGCATTTGCAAGGTTTTGCAGACCCAGCCTTTATTGGCTCATTACAATTGTCGCACACGTCAAGTGTTTTATCTAGCACTAACATTCTCATCACCCCACTAACAATTCTTCGTCTTCAGGTCTAAATGACCATGTGCCATCCTTGCCCAGCATCATCCAGATTGCTTTGCATTGTTCCGCTTTTTGCCTCATAGGAAGTAAACAACCCCAACCACGATAAGCACCATTTTTCCCAGTACCTTCGCGCAAGACCCTAGCGCCGTGCTTACACATTGGAACAGGGTGGGCAGATAACTTCTCAATAACAAGATTAACTGCATTCTCAAATACGGGTTCAATGTCAGCTGGTGGCTCAATCGTTGTATCCCAGACGATTTCAGTTTCTTTGTTGTTAGCATCTAAGAACTCCTTATGTTCTTTTGTGCGTACACGTATCGGAGCGTTTGTCGCAGCTTCATTAACCTTAGCCATTTCAAGGCTGCTTGCTCGCTTTCCTTTAGCAGATAATCCGAGATTAGCCAGGCATCTTCCAATTGCGCTAGTTTCGCAATTCTCAAACCAAAAATCGCGATCAACACCCCGATCCTTGCGAGCGCCCCGCGCATAACCAATAGCGGAAGGAGCAGTATCAACGTGGGTACGATAAGCAACTGCCTTAAATATAACAATCCCTTTTTCTTCGTCATTGGTAATGAGTTCTGTGAGTATTGAGCCGTCTTCATAGGTTTCATAAAATTTGTGTATCCTCGTATCTACATCTTCATAGTTTGCTAAATTAAACATCTAGTGTTTCTCCTTTTGCATAGTCAATTTGTTCCTTCAAAGTCCAAGTGCTGCCGTCTGGCCATTCTTGAACTTCATTGGCGCAAGATTGGCAGTAATGCCTGACAATCAACTTGCCATATCGCTTACTTGTAATTTGCCATACAGCTTGCGTTTGTCCACGTAAACTGCTAGTGCCCCATCGGCCTTTGCAATAATCACACCAAGTTCCCTTAGGTGATCTAGAAAGCATTAAGATCATCCCAATCTTTGACGGCGAGTTCTCCGGCAATGGCGAAGTAGGCAACGGCATCCACCCAAGAATCGTGATTTGATTTAGTTTCCATAATTCTTGCGAGCTTGACCAATGCCATACAGATTGCAATGTCCATCGGCTCAATAGGTCGCTCAAAATATGATTCCCAGAGCTTTGCCGTTCGTAGCATTGTGTGGTCGTAATGACCATGCGTTGACCCTCTGTTAATAATCGTGTCGTTTGCATTAGTCAAAATGTCTTTCGCTCGCAACCGATTTCCCTCGCCTGTACCCATCTGCCCAGCCTTCCTTATATCCTTTTTCCTTAATGAATACACCGATTGTGTATGCACTTAACACAAATAGAAAACACCATAACGCTAACTCAAGCAAACGCATATCATTCAACATCTGCGCTCACCCCATGTACATCTAGAAAATAGGCAGCCAAAACTTCACGGCTTATTCTGCCGCGTTGCTGGCTCATGCCTAGTTTCTTTTTAGCGTAATCACGTATGTATGAAGCTCGCACAAAGTGCTTGCCATCGGTATACGCACCCGACTTACGATCATATCTAATCGCCATGCCCTAAACCCCTTTCAAATAGGATTTCAAATCCTATTTTGAAGGGTTTATATGCTATTTGTCAATATACGACACGCCGTCATAGTTATCCATATGATCATCAATAGACCTATAAATTGGAAATATATCCTCAACCATACCGCTTGCCTTCAACCAAGAAGCTGCCATCTTTTTCTATTGGTATTGCTACTGGCTGCACACGCTTTCTGTCTATGTAAATGATTCCAAAACCTTTTTGCCAGTTAAACGTTCCGCGTGTGTAATAGGCTTGGCTCTCATCCATCAAATGTCCAACTTCAAAGCCTGTCAGAACACCCCTTAAAACGCCCCCAGAAGCCGTTGTAAAGCTTGAAATTCCCTGTCTATGGGTATGACCACAGACCACCGATAAACCATGCCTCTTAGCCGATTCTAGGGCCGTTAAACCCCCTTGAGGCTTGATGCTCTGCTCATCACCATGCACCATTACCCAGCCATCATGGAACTGATATGGCTTGGTATGGTAGGTAATGCCTAAATCATCCAGGTGTAGAAACTTCTCTATAGTCAATTCAGGCAAACCAATGAGCCCAGGCAGGCGCTTGCTTAGTGAGTTGTAGAGCCTTGCTCCGTGATTGCTTCGGCTGAGATGTCGTACTTGAAGTTCGGCGAGAACGCGCACAGTTTCGTCACGATCTCTACCAATGCTTCCTGACCACTCATCCTTACCGGTTGACCAGCGGCTAATTGTTTGGAAGTCGATTTCATCGCCCACACATAGAACGTCATCAGGTTTGTATTTTCTGATGAACTGTGCGACATTCTTAACTGCTTTCTTATCGTGGAAGGGTACTTGCAAATCAGATATAACTACGATTCGCTTAATCTTCATCCTCATCTTCATCTTCATATGGAGAATGATTAGGATTCTGTATTACCCAATCAGGTAAACGCAGCTGTTCTTCAATGTACCAGCGCGCCCTATCTTCACCATATCCAGCACGAACTAAGGCTTCATAACATTCAACAATAGATGCAGCCCATACATCTATGGGTAGCAAAATGTCAGCCTTTGTTCTACGCGCAGCGGCTTCTTTCCGCTTACGCTTAGCGGCTTGTTCGCTTTTTGATATTCTTCTTGCGCTCATGAGTAAGCAATTCTAAGACCATTGATTCAAGTTTATCTATGCGCGACACGATATTTGATGCCTCAAGTATTGATGGCACTTCATGTCTAATAATGTACCTAAGTCCACCGACAATTAAGGCACAACAAGAAAGGATGGCAGCTACAAAGCCTGCCCATTCAGCCGGGCTCAACGCCGACCAAAAGCTGTGTCGTTAGGATTTAGCCAGCGTAGAATTACTGGAAGGCTTGCTACTAACGCTGCATTTACAATTGCAGGTGCATCCCAGCCCACCGCTAAATAAGTTGCTATTCCTGCGGCCAAAAAGCTTCTTGCCCAGCTTGCTGCTACTGCCTTTGCTTGCTCCATTTAAGGGCTCTCCTGTCAATATAGGGATTTGAAACATACTGCCATCTGAATCGCCCTTAGCAGTAAAGCTAACATGGATGTGTGTCTTATGTGGATTTATGCCTGTGTATTTTCTCCACTTGTAATTTTTCTTCCAACTGGCAATTTTGCTATTGAAGATAATGTAACTGATTCTCTTATCAGTTCTGGCAAGTAGCCGTAACTGATCCGCAAGGTCAAAGGCTTCAGCCGGGTTTGATTGCAGATTAGCGTTAATGTCAATGGCACGTACAATGCCTTCAGCAGTTGGATTGTGATCGGACTTACGCGCTGCATGACGTTGATCACCGAGCCACCCTTCAGGTGCAACTCTACTTCTATCGGGGAACGCATCATCTATTTGCTCGCGTAATTGCTGACCAGCTTTGCATAATTTAGGCATTATCTTGAGGGATTGTGCTAAAGCCCTAAAGCAGATAATTCATCTAAATCTAGCCCTAACGCTTCAAGTTTTGCTTTAGCGGTTTCTTTCTTTGCTGCTAAGGCTTGCTTTGCTAATTCTATGGCTGCAAACTCTGCTTGGTCTGCTAGTAATTGCTCTAGCATTTCACCTTGCGCTTTAATCTTTTCGCCATTAATTTGTATAAAATAATCGTTAGTCATTTTTATTGTCCATATCCGTAAATTAGAAGTGTGCCTGTAATAGTGCCTGATGATGGCAAGACAGTAATCCCATTGTAAGAAGTAGAGTCTGTGTGTCTGGTGTTTTGGATTGCGATTTCATCGCCCGCAGCACCGCTCTGATTACACCAAGCCAAAGTTGGTTTAGCAAGAAAAACGCTGTAAAGATATAAATCATTCGCGCTATGAGTAGTTAAAACATTGCCAAAATATCCGCTCGTCTGGCTACTTGCCGAACCAGAATATTGAGTGGTATTTACTACCTTAAATTCTTGTCTAG